AGTCTTGATTTTGTGGACATAAAAAACTGTTCGGTAGTTCTCGGAGAAAAGAAAAGATCACGGTATAAGTAAACTGGTTCATCCCTCTCATCTTTAATAACCCTACCACGCTCATCTTTCAATTTTTCATATGGATTAACATTCGCATCCTTTAAGAAATTAACAATTGAGTTGTATGACTTGTTACTCGTAAGCTTATAGCAATAGCCATCAATTAGTCGTCGCTGATTACCTGTCTCAAGTTTAGTGATCTCAACGCCATATTGAGCCAGCTTATTCTCAAGCAAATCAGGCATTTGGCTAAATAAATTAACACCATTTTTCTCCAAATCCTTACAAAACATAAACGGTTGGTATTGTATTTTCGCAATCCTCGGTTTTGTGTTCGGCTCATGTATTACACATTCAGCGTAGTTGAAATTAGGGTTTGTCTCAACGTTTACAATATATTTTAAATCGTCATTATAGCCCTCAAGAAAGCCTTTTATCTCGCTTAAAACAGCTGCTTTATCCATTTATTCTTTTATTAGTTAATTTTACACTTATCATCGCTCACAAATATTTATTTTTAATTCTATTAATAACATCGCTAAAAACCGATTCGGTTGCCTTGGATTCATATATCTCATTATCCATAACAATCGTTATCTCCCTTCTCTTACCCTCAATAGCGTCATAAACATATTCATCAATACTATCACGAACAATCGTTGGGTATATATTGACAACGTCTTTTTGACCAATTCTGTGACATCTATCGGCAACCTGATCATACTCGCCCACAGAATAGGGAAGAGACATTATAATCATTTTACTCGCTGCTGTGAGTGTTAATCCATAATTAGCTGTTTGTATTGTAGCTAAAAATATTTTTATATCACTCTGAGGGTCTTGAAATTGCTTTTTAAATTCCTCTCTTTCCTCTACAGTTTGATCACCTGTGTGCAGCACTGCAATATTACCATAAATTTTCTTAAACTCATGCAAACTTTCCTTAAAATAATCAACAATAATTACCTTCTCGCCTGTTTCAAGTATAGAGTCGACAATTTCTGTGACAGATTTAATCTTAAAGCCAGCTGTTAATTGTCTAAGCCTAAGCATTGTAGTTAGGTGATTTTTTGCTGGGTTTGCGAAAATTTCGGTTGCGACATTTTTTTCAACATCCTCATAAATTTTCATTTCAGCATCACTAAGCTCGAATATCGTCTTCTGATAAATCTTATCGGGTAAGTCTTTTAATACCTCTGATTTTCGTTTCCTATGAGTGTACGGTGAAATTTTATAATATAATTCTTCAAGTCTTTTTTCTCCATCGGTATCAGTTTTCCATCCGAAACCGCCGATCTCATATGTCATCCCACAATAATACTCATAGAAATGCTTCTTAGTAGCAAAATCGAGAGGAGATATTTGATTTAAAACGGAATACAACTCATATGCCCTGTTTGGTGCTGGAGTACCAGATAAATAAATCTTACTCGGTTTATTATCTGTAAAGATTTTTTCATTAAAAATCCTCTTATAATTCTGGTACGTGTTTGTATCTGTGTTTTTAAGCTTCTGGCATTCGTCGCATATCACAGCATTAATACTACCTATTTTTAATTTCTCCCACTTATGTAACATCTTTGTTTTATCACTTGGGTTGAAGAAATCATAATTAGTAATTATATATTTTGCCTCATCTATCGTACATGTGTTTCTCTTCCAATTAACAATATATGCTTTACTATTAGTAAAGTTCGTAACCTCATTATAGTAATTGAATTTAAGTGAGTTTGGAGTTACAACGATTACCTTTTTAAACTTATTCATTTCAACGTAAAGTATTGAGCTTAATGTCTTACCTAAACCCATTTCATGCGAAATTAAAGCACTTCTCGTTTCATTCATAAACATAGCAGCGATGATCTGATGTGGATACAGCTTAATAGGTATTTTTATCAATGCATGCATTTGCTCCGAATAATTCACATAAGTTGTCTCAAGCTCAATTTTAAACTTATCCCATATGATTTTTTTAGCCTCAAGATCAGCAATAAGACTCAATTTATCAACCTCAATCTTCTCATGTTTCTTATACATATCGATGAAAACCTTACGGCTGTCCATAGAACCAAAATCGAAATGAATATACTCAGAACCTTTAAAACCTTTTATTAATGTGATTAGTCCGTCAACACTTACGTCCCAACATACTTTAGCTGGATTCCATTTACGATCACTCGCATCAAGTTCTTTAATTTTATCTTTCAACTCCTCATTGTACATGAATTTAACGTAATACCATGATCTTCTGGGTATACGTTCGCAAAATACAATTAATTTAAAATCTGACATGAATGTGTGAATATGTGTGGGTACAAAAGTATACAAAAAAAACGTAAACCACAACAGTTTACGTTTTTCATTGTCAAATATATTTTATTAAATCACAGTTGTCTTTGTGATGGAATCAAAAACAGTAATTTTAATAACACCGCTATTCGGAATAGATATTTTCATAGGAAAATCCACGTTTAAAAAATCTAATTTAAACTCTCCGATAAAATTTCCTGTTTTAGCTGTATCATCCAAAGTAAAATTATACTCAATCGAATACTTTGGAACAGCCAGATAATCATTATCATTTCGAAATTTAATACAGCCACTAACATTTGCTATTGCAAATTCATCAGTATCCTCATCATACATTGAGAATGTGACAGCTGCATTATTTATGTCATCATCAGAAATGCCATATTTATCTAAAAATTCCTGATCTACGGCGTACTTTAAGGTCGGAAGAGTACTATCCTTTTTTATAAAAAAATTCATAATATAAGTTCTTTTATATAAATACAAACATTATACGTTTTTAGGGTCTATACCGCCTTTTATTACATTCTGTGTTTGTCTCGATTGCATCAAAAAAGCGTTTACATCGTCTTTTGTATTCTCAGACATATGCTTATCATTAAGATTAATAGTCTCTTGCTTTATTTCAGGTATCTCGACACTATTTACATTAATTTCAATCGTTGTGCTTATTCTTGCAGCGATCTCACTTGTAATACTTCGATCAGGCGGAATCTTATCATCCACAGGATCTGCTTCGATAAACGTTAAACCCTCTTCTGGTATAGGTGTCACAACTAAAGGCTTTGGACTGTCGAGAACATTTGTGAGACCGTCATGTTCAAAATCATGTTCCATTTCAGTACCTGTTTTATTTTTAAAACTCTCAAACTTGTCATTTGTGGCATCAATTTTACTCTCTGTCAGTTTTAAACTTCTACTATATTTGTACATATAGTCTTCATCATTAATAACAATATTCATTTTATCGTTATCAAAGATACAATCTTTAAATGTTTGACCATCCTTTGCGAATCTCGCCTTGATAATTCGAATGTTAGCCAAATTAGCATCTTTAGATGCTGGTGGCTTAGCTACCGACATGAAAAAGTGTGCTTTCTGTAAACGTTTAATACTTCCGCCAGCTTGACTTGCTTCAACAAACTCGCTATCTAAGCCAGCACGTGAACTCTGAATAGCAGACCACGCAGGTATATCTAAGTCAGCAGCAAGTGCTAAAAAAGATTTAACAATTTGCAACTCAGCTTCCGTTCTATCAGCAGATTTTTTATTAGGTTCAAGACAATCTAAATAGTCTAATACTAATAAGTCGAATTTTATGCCAGTTTTTTTCTCGTAACGTGTGATGAAATTTTTCACGTCGTTCATAGTGGTATTTTCCTGACTCATTCGTTTTATAACGATTTTACCGCCAGTCTTTTTTGACACATATTCATAACACTTCTGTCGAACCTCAACATTTCTATCATCCATTTCGCTCAATCCGATCTTAGACCATATAGCATAATGTTTTCTCTTTATCTGTGCCTCTGTATCCTCAAAAATAATTTGTAATACGTTTTTATCGACATCATATCCAGTATTTGCAATCTTCGTAAGCAAAGTACTCTTACCAACACCCGATGGTGTTAAAATTAAGCCTATTTCGCCCTTACCAAGTCCGCCACCAGTCAAAGCATCCAATACAACAACACCTGTTGGAATTACCTCTCTAAACTCTTTGCTTAGTACGTCATCTATATCTTCAAGAACTTCAGTTCCATAATCCTCAACGTCGCCGATTTCAGATATTAAACGTATTTTCTCCTCAATAGCCGCTAATGTTTCCTTTTTACGGATTTCGCCATTTTTGGTTTTGTCGAGAATGAACTCACCGAGTTTCCTATATTCCTGTTGTTTAATGAAAAATGTGGTCTCTAATTGGATGGCTTCTCCATTGTGATCTATATCACGGTTTAGAACTCTATCATTCCAATTTTGAATTCTTTTAATATTGGCGAATAATAACTCCTCTTCGATTAGATTGTTAGGAGTTTTAAACTTATTTATAGCAAATATTATACTATCATTTTGAAGATTTGGTGCTTTGGCGAACTCATTATAATAGTTAGTCATTATAATGAATAATCGCTTCATAGTGGGATCATCAAAATACATTGCACTTAATCTTGGGAGTGTTCTGATGGCAAATTCAGGTTCTACCATTAATTGCCACATTAAATGCTGTTGAAATTCAGGCCCTAAGTATTTCGTCAGGGTATTTTCAATTTGTTCCATTATAAGTTATTGTGAAAGTAATATGTTATAAAAAATCTGGCAACCGCTTATTGAATAAACAATTGCCAGAATTTTATATGTTTATGACCTTCTGTTAATTAAATTGAGGCGTATTCCATTGCCTCGAAATTTTCCGAAATAAATACCATATCACATTTTTTTATATGATTGTAAATTTCGTTTGTGACCGTTTTAACAGCATCTACGATATCAGTAGAATACCTACAGGTCGGGTTAAAACCATTAACATAAAATGTTCTTTCTACAATTGTTTTACCGTTTACATAAAAACCGATAGAACATGGCACACCTTTAATAGTTTTACCTTCAATCTGATAGGTTACTATAGAAGGATCATAGATAAGATCATTACGAATATCATCCTCATAAGAGTCAATTATGTCATTAGCATAATTGAAAAGATCATAATGTTTTTCTTCGCCAGTATATGCAAAAGTTTCATAATATCTTTTCGATAAAGCTTTTTGGAAAAGACCAATAGCTTTAGGTAGAATGTGACGAATGTTAATCGGATATCTAACCTCTGGTGAAAAGTCCGAAGCATCAATCATTTTTTCGCAAAGTAATATGTCACCCTGAAAAAGTGAAAACTTAAAAATCTTACTAAACTCGTTATCGTTACTCATTATTTATATATTTAGAATTATTACGCTACAAAAGTATACAAAAGAAATTAGAAATGAAAGTCTTTTTACTTTTTTCTTTGAGAATTTGTATAATTAGTTAAAAGTTGCTTCTCAAACATAACAACTGTATAAAAAGGCTCAAGATAATTAACAAAATTTCCGCCTGTGAATATCGTTAAAAAACCATCTTCTATCATCAACTTATACAGGTTCTTACTACCTCTATTAACAGGTGATAAGGGCATATCTAATTGAGCCAACTCTTCCTTTGCTTGATCGTTTAGAAATGGCTCAGATAGATTCGTAAGCAAATAATTAAGTTTAAGTCTATCAATGTTATTCAACAGATTCTCAAATATTTTTAAAGGCTTCTGCTTATTGATGATACGTTCTTCGTTAATCACTTTAGCACGTTGGCATATCTCACGAACCGTTAATTTTCTGAATTTAATATCTGGAAAATGTTTTATTAATGCACCTTCTTTAATCCCTGCAATCCCTTGAATATTATCGGCAACATCGCCACCAATGATTTTCATAATCAAGCCATTAGAATAATGGTAATCAAAATCATAATGAAAATTAAGTTTAGTTGTCGGGTGAGGTAGATTCCCGAAAATGATAGTTATATTATACTCAAGCAATTGGACAAAATCCCTATCATTTGTGAATAAGAATATTATCTCTTTTTTCGAGTTATACATACAATATGCTGCAATTAAATCATCAGCCTCAATTTCATCAACCTCAATTTGACGTATAAATAGTTCCTCAATGTATTGTTGAATACGCTTTTTATTTTTTAAGATTGATTCGTCCTTAGCTTGTTCTCGTTTTATTTCAGCATCAGTTAACTCTATTTTTGTGTGCCACGATTTATCCTTACGATTAGCCTTATAAGCTCTATCGAGTCTATAACGATCAATACCGCCGTTTTCACCGTCCCAACATACAACAACTTTATTTATCTGATGTTCTTTTATTAGCTTTCGAATTGTTGTTAGAAAACCATATAAACCACCAATTGATCCAAAAGACGCTGTGTAAGCGTCTTTTGCACCAAAGTATGATCTTTTTAGAAGATAATTACCATCAACCAATAAAGTTCTAATTTCCATTAATCCTCTGTTGATATATCGTTAATCTCTTTTGATTCGAATGTGATATCGTCAGCTGTCATTGAATCGTCATTAAAGATATTCCTGAAATATAGAATATTTTTCTTCTTATACGCTTCAACGCCATCCTTGTAGATAAATCCATGAGGGGTTGAAATTACTTTCCCTTCCATAGAAATGCCACCCAAATCTCCGTCGACGTGATTTTTTGCAACGTTTACTCTCGCCTCAATACCATAATGGATTGTACGACCCTTGCTAATCGCTGAAATCTTACTTGTTCCGTGAGCAGCGATACCACCGAAGTGATAAATAAGCCTTGAACCGAAATAAAATGTTTCTCCGCCTTTATGTTTAACGCCTCCGCCATTCATATTATCAATCCAAATTTTCTGGATAGCGATAACAGTGTTTGTGAATTCTTTATCAACCTTCCTACTATTTGGAATAGTATTGTTCAAGAAAGATAAGAAACTCTTTTCATAAGCATTAGCATTCCACATATTATTCTGTGAAGTTTCTTTAACCTGTGCATTAATCGTAGCATTACAGTTAAGCGTTCCGATTGAGTCGATAGCAAATACTATGTTACGTGGTAACAAGCCAGCTTCCTGATCATCAACGAATGAATACATACATTTAGCTAAGTCTTCAATTGAAGCCTCTCTACGGTCTTTATCTTGTTTCTTACCAAAGTTTTCAAGTAAATATTCATTATCAATTAAGATAAATTCGCCATCTAAGTCAAAACCCATTTTTGCGAGTCTTTCCATACCCATGTTATTCTCAGTATCGATAATAATTACCAAATCACCGTCTTTTTGGGCTGAAACAATACCTTCGCATAATGCTGTAGACTTGCCTGTATTCGAAAATCCCCTACAAAGATTAACATAACCTTTCGCAAATCCTGGCAATCCTGTCGCAGTTTCTAAGGCTGCTGACGATTTAATCCAGTATAAAGGCTTATCTGGAACATCTTCACATCCCTTTTTCTTTTTGAAATCATTCAGCGAAAAATCTTTTTTTGCCGTAGGTTTTCTCACCGCTATATTAGGCGGTACTACATTTGCATCCTTCTCTTTCATATTATATATTATTTGTGTTTAATAACATGGGATATTATTAGTATCCCATGTTATATTTTATTAAAACGGAAGTCCGTTCATTTCATCGTCATCGCCTTGGTCGTTTTCAGATGATTCCTGTTCATTTTTTACAACTGTGTTAGCTGAGGGGATAACTGAGGGAATAACTGAGGGAATAACTTCGGCTAATTTTTCAGCTTTAGGCTGTGTTGCTTCCTGTTCTTTAATCAAAGCAGCGGCAACATCTAAAGAGTTGTCAACATATGTGCCAACATCTTGTTTTGTTACGTTGCTAATGTTTACGCCATCCTCAATATCAGAAGCGTGTTGGAAGTTTTCGTCATCCGAATCATCGCTAAGTTTTCTTGTATTAGCCAATACCTCAAGATCAGGATGATTAGGGAATACCCAATGTTTATGTTCAGGGTCAGTATCTTCCCAATATGGACTGTTTCCCTCAACAATAAGTTCTAAGAACTGTGCAGCTGTAATTGCTGGTGCATTTTTAGGTTTAAATACTTCTCTCCATGTGATCGTATCGTCGAGCCATTGCTGTGCTACAATAGGGTCTGCATGTAAAGGAGATTTACCTTTTGTGGTGATAGCTGATACAGCTTTATAGGTGATACCCATAAATACGCTTTCGCCCATAGTGATTGAAATATCTGTACCGACATTTTCATCAGCGAAATGTACTTTATGCTGCTCACAGAAATCTTCAAGAGGTGGCATTAATTTGTCAAGAACGCCCTGATTCTTAAAGTTAAACTTAAATCTCCAGAATTTTACGCCATCTTTTTCCTGACCTTTGTCAATACCACGAATAATATAAAATTGTTTCGCCTGCCATTGGGTCATTTCTTTGTAGAACTTGTCGTTAACCTCTCTGATGGCTGTTTGAGCAGGTGTCATGTTCTCCTTTTTAACGTATTTAATGGATTTATCCATTTTAGCCTCAGCTTTCTTAGCTTGATCACATAGAGGACAATAAGCTGGAATCATAACAGGATTACCGTTAAGGTCTAATACTGGATTACCATCTTTACCGATTTTCGGAACTGCTGGGTCATTGTGAGCTGGACAGTAAATAGTGCTGGTTTTCTTCAAGCCACCTTTAATGTTTACTGGAACTACGTGGAAGAATGCCGTTGCATAGAATAATTTACCTTTATAAGGTAAAATTCTAAAAATTTCTTTAGGCTTTCTTGGGACAAAATACTTGGCAAGTATTTCTTCTGCGGTTTTCTTTTTGTTCGTGCCTTGATTTTTTTGGTAATCAGCGAACATTTGTTTCAAATCATTTTCCATTTTTTTGATATTACAATTTATTACTTATTTTTCAATTTTTGTTACAATTTTTGTTTCAGTACTTGTTTACTTTATACAAAAAATAAACTTATTTGAATTGATACAAAGGTAATACTTTTTTATCAATTAGCAACTAATTTATTTTTTATTTCTTAATAATTCTAAATTTAACAACATTTTTTACAACGCTATTATTTCCAGATATTTGTTTAATCTTTAAATAATAATCTTGAGGTATTAACCATGAGGTATTTAAATCAATCGAAAATTCGCTACCGATTTTATTCACCTTTGTGAATGGTATTATTTCAAGTTGTGCGTCCACACCTATTTGGGTGAATATGCCATACTCGAATTTTAAATCAGTCTTTTTCGACGGATAAAGGTCTCTCGTTTGTAATACAACATGTCTAAGATCGCCCTGTGTTATAACCTCATTTTCAAGAAGTCCATTGATACTAACGTAATAGTTATCGATATTCACAGTACTCTGATATAAATACTCAGAAAAAGATTTTAAGTAGAATTTATTCTTAATTTTACTTGATTTTCCATTAATAATTACATTCCATTCATCATGAAATATAACGGCATCAGGGTAGTTAGTTGAACTCACAGCAATGTCAATTTTATATAAACCTTTGGTGATTGTTGTCACATTAGTACCAGATATATTATTGATTAATACGTTCTGGTAATCGTAAATATTTACGCTATCTATTGTAACACTATCACTTATATTTCTAAGGTCTAAATATAATGAATTATTCTTATCAAGATAGAAAGAGCTACGATCATCATCAACAAGATAGTTGAATTTAGTCTCAACATAAGGTACGTAATATGTGTTAGTGTCTTTGGCGTGAAATGCCACTGACTGCATATTAGTGGTAGTTCCAGTTTCGATAACATCCGAATATTTAATACCTAATCCGTATGAAACATCGGTATTATCAATAATTGAGTTAACATAATCTGTGATATCAATATCAATATCCTCAGTTCCGTTATCAAAGTCTTGATAGCCTATAACATCGCTACTATTACCGCTAAATGATCCACTGTTATTCCAAGGCTCTCCATTTTTTGCATTATTCCAATTACAAAGTTCATCATTTGGTTTTAATTGATTTAAAATATCGAGGTTAAAATCATATTTATTTCCATCAAACCAATCCTGATTAATCTTGAAGAATTCAAGTCTAAAGCTTGATGAACGCTGCATATCCAGTAAATATGTTCTTTTGCCTGCGTATTGTGCTGCATTTCTTATCGTATTTGTTAAATGCAAAGTATGACTCGAAATATCGCTTCTTATGTATGTGCCATCGCTAATTGACGATAATAAGTTGGTAAGGTCAATACTAAAAACGAAACGTGTAATCATGTTATTAACTCCGCCATGAATTAACTCAGTCACAGGGTTTTTGGCATTATTACTGTTATTAACATTAATTAATGTATCATTCTTACTAAAATATGATCTAAATTTTGCGGACATTCTTTTTATATTAATTTAAAATGCTTATTTTAAAGGGAAATTGCTGCCGAGTTTATTAGACTTAAATCCTAACAATACATCAGTTAACTGATCATCGTCAGATTTTTCAACCTCTTCAGGCTTATTAGTGTCAACCATTGCTTGACACTGAGCCATTTCTTCGGGATTCTCATCCGTACCATAGTATTTAGGGTCTTCTGTTAAATGATCAAACACAATATCCAATGCAACCATAGGGTCTGAGGCATGTTCTCTTTCAACTGAAAGACCTTTTTTTATCTGATCTCTACTGAATTTAGATATATCAGCATTATCGCCTTTTCCGCCATGAATCTCATCGCCAATAGCCTCTTTATCATCAATGATAGAATCAACTGTTTCTTCCTTGAGTGGCATACCAGCGACTTTATTCATCATTTCCATTAAGGTATATCTTTTTATATTACTCATAAATTTCGTCGTTTATCTTACCAAATTCTCTTAATAATACGCCAGCTGTGGCATTTGCATCGTTTTCCTCATCACTACCTGTTTCGCCAGACTGTGCATTAATCTTACCTTGAAGATTTTGCTCGTGATGCGTTAATTCATGTCCTAACGTTCTTAAAATATCAGCCAAGTTCCTATTTGCGCCAACAATACTGATAGTCATATCATAAGGAGAGTATCCACCAAACGAATGCATTTTTTTAGCTTCACCATCAGCATAAGTAATTTCGATTTTAGGTATGTTACCGCCTAAACCCAATCTCTTATCGGCAAAGGTAATAAATTCTTTGATTATTACATCCCTTTTATCCTGATCGCTATCTAATTTAATATTATTAACTTTTTCGAATATTTCAAATAGTTTATTCTTCATTTTTTACGTTAATCTATTGAAACTGTCTTTTATGTCATCGCTTTCAGGGAGATCATCAAAATTAGCTGCAAATGTACCATCCTCAAGCTCTTTAATACCTTTATCCTGATTATTTCTATCGAACCACGAATCAGACCAAAAGTCATTTAAATTGAAGTAATAAGGGTATGAAACTTTAGATTTACTCATAAGTTTCTCAGAATTTGTAGGTTCTCTAACTTCCTCAACATCTGTATTTAAAACATCGAGTTTACCATTGATTTGATTAACAAAATTACTAAGGCTCTCCATTTGGTCATGGATTGATTTCATAGCAATTATATTACTTTTTATAATCTCATTCTGTAAAGAATTAACATCAGCCACAGGCTCTTGCGATACTGGCGGCATTGCCATTGGCTCAGGTGTTACCTGATCTTCTGGAGCTACTTGCTCAGGTTGTTCAGCTGGAGCACCTTCTGCTGGTGGTAGTTCTTCGGCTGGTGGCATATCAGGTTTTAAACCTTTTTGTGCTTCTTCACCTTCTTCATTAGATTCCTCATATAATTCATCTGGTAAATTGTCAAACTCGTCATCATTACCCATTACCGATTTATATCTCGGAGATTCGCTTACGACATAAGTCATCTTATGGATCATTTTATCCAAATTAGTAATAAGTTGTTTTTTCATATCTCGACTATTAGTATTGTTCTCTCAATAATTGACGTCCATCTTCAACAAGGTACACTTTATCAACTCTTTCGATAATTGAAAAGTTATTCTGAAGTATTACTTCTTTTTTGTTTTTCTTTTGAAGTTCTGTCATGCTTTCGTCTTCCATGAAGTTATCTAAAGCATTTCCTAAATCTTTATTCATAGCAATATATTTTAATATAAATACTACAAGATATTTATTTGGCAATTATGGTGACAATAAATCTTTTAAGTAAGTCGAATCCGTTGTATATCTTATAATAACTCATATAAATATTTCCGTCAAAATCATCAATATATTCGTCACATCTATTTAATAGTTCAATACTAAATATGTCGAGATCAAATTTCAAATAATTAAGTAGTTTTAAATTAACGCCAATAATCTCATTTTCGATTACCATATATAAACACTCATTTTTATATTTATAAATTCTATCGATTTTGTTAGGTAAAACGGATAAAAAATCATTAACGTTATGAATATTAAGGTATGTTGGGTCAAAATTAGTATAATTGAATCTTGAGGAGAAATATAATTCAGGTGCTTTATCAACAAAACCATTTACGCCAATAATACTCATAGACTTATACTCATTAAATGAAAATTCCCAATATAATTTATTAGGGATAATGCATTTACTTAAAATATCTGCGTTTATAATTATGTTATCATCATTACATGATTTCATAAATTTCCAGCCAACATATAATGTGGGTAAAGTTCTGTCAATATCTGTGTAACTAACAGGCTTCTGAATATAGTTTATATACTCAACTTGTGTGTGGTTCACAAGATTCTCGTAAACCACATTTGCGATTTTCATAAATTCATTACTAAAAGGTTAAACAACATTGAAAAACTCGCCCAATATAAGTTTATTTTCGTTATAAAAAGGAACGAGGGTATTATAATAATCCTTATTCAAATTTTTTAATTTATTCTCGTTTTTATTTCGTGATACAGACTCAAGATGATATGCCACAGAATCGCATGCTGTTATATTTTTCAAGCCACTTATTAAGCATTTAAAGTTTAGTTCAACATCCTCAAAACATTCAATATAGTTTTCATTAAATTGTCCGAGAAAATTAAAAAGCTTTTTATTTATCATTAAAAACGCACCTGTATTACCAATCGATCTATAATTTACATGTGTTGAGTAATCATTTGTTTTATTCAAATCAACATGGGTGAGTCCTATATTGCCATTTTTATCTAATCTGGCATCGATTCCACAATGCTGGACAGAGCCATTTTCATAATGAAGTCTGATTCCAATAGTGCCTATAGCTCTACAATCTTCAAGATAAATTTGAACGCATCGACTTAATGCATCATTAAGCAGTTCAATATCGTCATTACAAAATACAATAAGTTCTGTATCTTCTGATACATGATTCGTAACAACATCGTTATTAATCTTTGCAAAATTATAATAGTCGTATTTTATAACACTAACATTATTAGTAATAAAATTGGTGTATTTATCGATTATTTCCTGATCACTACCTGTGTCAGCAATAATGATATTATAATTAAGGTAAAGAACATTAAATTGCCATGACAATATATTATTTTTTAAGATTTCATAATTATTTTTTGTTGGTATAATTACGGTTACTTTAGGGTCTGTGTCTTTAGGTTTTATATTTAAATCATCATACGATGGAGTAATTGACAAAGGTAGATCATCACCATATAACTTCACGAACTTCATTCTATTCTCGTCCCATTTAGGACTTGTCTGTCCCACAGATTTGTGAAGTATTCGTATTGTGGTAATAACGCCTATTTCAACATCGTTTAAATAGTTATCCAAACTGAATGAAATATCATAAAAATGAAACCCATCAAATGTCTCGTTAAATCCTACGGTTTTGGATGGATCAACAGCCATAAAAACGCCATCAACTATAACAACATCCTGAATATTTTTAATAGGTGGTGAGAAATTACTAACCCATGTGTTAATTTCATCCGTATGTTCAACAATACCGAACATCGTATGTTTATCTTCCCACCATATACCAGACTTGGGCATTGACGTTGTTCCAGCTAAGCCTATAATACCGTAACCAGTGGTATTAAATTTAGCAAGCAATATTCGACCCCAATTGAGTGTCTTAAAAACAATGTCATTATGAATGAAGCATAAAATAGCATCTTTTGAGTTCGTCTCATCTAAAGCCCTATTATATAGTGACGTTAGTGAAAACTCATTAAAATTAGGAAAACATAATATTTCATGCTTTGAGCCTATCGTATTTTTAATATGCTGATCAAATGATCTATTAGTTGCATCATCATAATGCGATGAATATACCACAATAATTTTAGTCTTCATTCTATTATCTTTAAGAAATACAAAATAAGACTAAATATTTCACATATGCAAGTAATTTATCTATTATTTATAATAAATTGTTCATAGTCCGCTTTTGCTTTAGATAATGGAAATGGGATTCGCACCAATTCTCCGTCAGGAATATCCCATTCACTTATATATATAGGATTTCCGTATAAGATCAGAAAATCGTAAAATGGATTACCATAATATTTTTGAGCCAACTTATCATACCTATGTAGAGAAACATTCCAATATTCATATTTATCAGTCGTATTATTAGGTAATGTCACGAATGGTAACATTTCTGTTACACCATTCACAACATCTAAAAAAGCATATCTATCATAATCTTGTCTACTCATTTTTTTAATTTATTATCGAGAGGCGTATTTATTTTTGATGACGCAACTAACTGACCATTCTTACTCACCATAGGTTTTATACTATATTGATCATGTTCAACTTGCGACGGTTTTATGTAAATATCCTTATTAGTAAAGGTTGAATTAGCATAATAGTTCATCGACAATGCATTCTGTAGAATGTCAATAGGGCCTTTGAGTGACTGACCACCAATAATCTTTATCTGTAAAGTTACATTACACATAAGATACTGCATACCAAACCCTTCAGGATTCATATCCCAAGGCATTTCATTATAATCAATAGTTAAAGTTTCTGGAACTATCTTACTATGAATAAAATCACCAAGTCTTAGAATCAATATAGGTTGCTTACCAAATATTGAATTCTTTATATCATTACCAGTTGTTGTTTTCTGTGGCATACCCTGTCTCATACATTGCTGTAAAAACGTTAAGCGTCTATGAAAATCTTCTGGAGTTTGTGAGTGAAAACATGGTTTAAATGCATTCTCGCTTATAGACTTTGTACCGCTAATTATCTTTCCATCTGTACTATTTGGAGCCACAACTTTACTATCCGAATATAAATTATTATACCTATCAATATTACCGCCCTTATCCCCAAGTAATTTAACATAGTAATCCCTTTCGGTAGTTAATACCTTTAGTCTGGCTTCTTCCTCTGGATTCAGTAATTTTTGTGGTCTTGTCGTTATTAAGCCCTTATTTTTAACAATTGTGATCTTAACACTTCTTTCAGATTTAGCACTTAAACTATTAATGGTTTCTTTTGACACGTTGTTCATGCTTGCAATACCTTTTGGTTTTAAAATAAAATCAACAACCACATCAGAACCAAGCAATGCTTTAAGTCTCGCATTAATAAATGTCTTAGCGGCTTCAGTTCTTCTAACGCTTAAATTATAATTATATTCTTTACTGTTTTTACCCAGATATAATGCTGTTGAGCTACCTTCGATCTGTATACTATAATATTGTCTGAATACAGGATTTGTAAACGTTTTAATTAAAAAGTCATTAAACGGACAACTACCATTAAAGCTATATTGCGGAACATCTATATTTAAATTTGCTTGAGTACCTGAAGTATAATCAATATAAATATTTGAAGTATCATAGATATTACTGTTTAAGCCGTTACTATTATCAAGATCATCAATCGTA